TGAGCAAGGCTGCTCCGGCAGACACTAAGAGTGAAGACTGATGGAAAAGATTTTTAATCTTACCTCCACCTTTAAAGCACTAGATGAGGACGATGGAAGCGTTCATATCTGCGGTATGGCAAGTACACATGATGAGGATCGTGCAAATGATGTTATTATGGCAGAAGCTTGGACAAAAGGTGGACTTCGCAATTTTGAAAAGAACCCTATTATTCTTTTCAATCATGATTATAATAAGCCTATTGGTAGAGCCACAGGACTTAAAGTCACTGATAATGGACTTGAACTAAAGGCAAAAATTTCTAAATCTGCGCCAGATTCTGTGGCACAGTTAGTAAAAGAAGGCATTCTTGGAGCTTTTTCTGTTGGTTTCCGAGTCAAGGATGCTGATTACCTAGCGGAAACTGACGGTTTAAAGATTAAGGATGCTGAGTTGTTTGAAGTATCGGTTGTATCGGTACCTTGCAATCAAGCAGCAACTTTTTCTCTGGCGAAGTCATTTGACTCTATGGAAGAGTATAATGAGTTCAAGAAAACTTTCACCAATCGTGTAGATCTAGCCGGTCAGTCTCTGGCTAAGGACGAAAAATCATCGTTAGCTAGTGACACACCGGACGAAGCGGAAAAATCCGCGAGAGAGGAGATCAAAATGTCGGAAGAAGTAAAAACTCCCGAAATCGACTTGGAAGCTTTTGCGAAGAAAGTAGCAGAGGAGACTGCTGCTAAGATCGCAATGAAGCAAGCTGAGTCAAAGGCTGCCGAAGAAAAGGCTGCCAAAGAAGCTGCTGAAAAAGCTCAGGCAGATGCCGAAGCTAAAGCTCAGCAAGAAGAAGAAGTTAAGACAGCTATTAAGACAGGCATCGAGTCAGGTGCTGACCGTTTGTTGGCTGATGTGCAAGCAGATCTGAACAAGCGTAATGCTGATATGGAAGAGACTCTTGCCAAGTATAAGCGTGAGCTCGAAGAGAAGTCAGAAGAAATCGCTAAGATGCGTGATTCAAAGCGTGTATTCGCTGACCGCGCTGAAAAGTCTGACATCAGTAAGTGGGGTCGTGACTTTTTGACCGCTCATATGCTGGGTGTAATGACTCGTAAGGGTTGGAACACTGATTTTGCTCAGGACCTGCAGCAGAAGGCTGGCGTAAACTACGCTGCTAACGCCGCTGACATCGACCAGGAAGTTTCTTCTCTGATCGAAAAGGAAATCATGCATGAGCTGAAAGTAGCTCGACTGTTCCGTGAGATTCCTGTCAATGGTGGTGCAACTGTACTGCCGATCCAAACTGACGCAGGCAAAGCTGCTTGGGCAACCGCAGCTACCAGCGGCAACTTGGAAAACCGTCCTCAAGTAACTGCTAACCAGTATAACGCTAAGCAAGTAGTACTTAATGCTTATCGTCTGGTTTCTAGCACCTTTATGGACAATGACGTAGACGAGCAGGTACTCATCAACTTGATGCCTATGCTGATCGAATCAGTAGCTCGTGCTCATGGTCGTGCAGTAGAAGACGTTATCCTAAATGGTAACGGTACTATCTCTGGTCTCGACAACTATGCAGCTGCGCACAGCACTACGCTGTCAATCGGTTCTGCAACTCGACTGACTTCAGGCGTTCTGCTGGCAGCTCGCGAAGACATGGGTAAGTATGGTCTGAACCCTGCTGATATGGCTTTCGTTGTTAGCCAGAATAGCTACTTTGACCTGTTGAATGATGCTAACTTCCAGACTCTGGATGAAGTTGGTTCTGATTTGGCAGCACGAGTAGTGGGCACTATCGGTGCAGTTTACGGTACTCCCGTAGTTGTATCTGAAGAGTTCCCGTCAGAGGCTGCAGGCGCTCCGGCTGCTTTCGCAGTTAATACCCGTAACTACGTTACTCCTCGACTCCGAGGTGTATCAGTTGAGCAAGACTACGAAGTCATGAACCAGCGTCGTGTAATCGTAGCTTCTCAGTCACTTGGCTTCGAAGAAATTCTGCCTGGTGATGGTGCAGGTAACGAGCCTTCTGTTAAGATTGATTTCGCAGCTTAATAGAAACGCTTTTTATAAACTGGGGAGGGTTTCCTCCCCAAGTTTTTATTAATTGACTTATGACTGATTTAGTAACCTTAGTACAATATAAAGCTGCCGAAGGGATTAACACCCCCAAAAACGACGAGCAGCTCAATTATATTATTCCTTCTGTGAGTCAATTAGTAAAAACTTATTGTGCAAATAGCTTTGTAGACTATTATAGTACTAATAAAGTGGATACAATTAGTGTAGACTGGGATACTCATATTGTTCAATTAACTGAGAGTCCTGTAAATACGATTGTATCTGTAGAAGAACGTTCTTCGTATGGAAGTTCTTATTCTACACTAACTACAGGAGCTTTTGAGTACTATTTAGATAGTGTTACGGATAGTGTAATTCGTACAACAAATGGGACATATAAGAACTGGGCTCGTGGCCCAGGAGCAGTTCGAGTAACTTATACAGCAGGATATTCTGTTTTACCAGATGATCTTCGTTTAGCAGTTTTTGATTTGATTACATACTACTTGAAAGATGAACACAAAGAACGACGGTCTATTGCTGGCGCTAGTATTCAGAATCAAGCAAGTTCAAGTCAGCGTAATAATGTGGCATTTCCTGACCATATTAAACGCGTACTTGATTTGTACAAGAATTTTTAGTGAGCAAGGCAACTGTATCTAAAAGAATATCGAATCAGCTTCTTAAAAAGTTATCCGCAGAGTACAATAAAGAAGTAAGAAAAGATGCCCAAAGTAAAAGACCTCAAATACTTCAGCTTTATGACTTAAATTTTATAAATGAAACTTTAGACCAATTTATTGAAAGAGGTAAGGGAAGTAAACAAATAAAGAATGTTAAAATTACAAAAAGTGATATAGATAAAGCCAGAAATATTGCAAAACGATACCAGTCAAATTTTGTTCGTTCTAGAAAATATAAAGATGTCACTCAAACTTTAGAATTTGCTCATATTCAAGAAGTTTTACCCAATGTTGCAAAAGATATAGTCGAGGGAAAAAGTTTTATCATCTCTAGTTTTTCTACTACTGGAGCGATTAAAAAAGAAATAGTAGATTTTGTTCTTAAAGATAAAAGTAAATCACTAAGAGCGAGAGTAAAAGCAAAAATAGATAGAGGACATGGAGCCGCAGGAGGTACTGCAGTTTCTTCTTTGCAAATAGCTTCTGCAGCTTCTTTGGCTTCTTCTAAAGGTATAGATTTAGCTGCAGCCCCGGGTCTTGACGATTATTTAATTAATCAATTCACAGAATATGGAATTAGCTTAAAAAATATAGAAATAATAAAAGAAGTATTAGTCGAATATGAGTCTTTAGTAACTCCAAAAGGAGATTTAAAAGCAGAATATATTCCAATAATTACTTTTCAAGATTTTTATACAAATAGAGGAATAGATGCTAGGGAAGAAAAATTAATACTAGAAATTGTAAGAAAATTTTTTACTGAAACAATATCTGCGGATGCTCTTGTAAATATGCAAGGATCTAAAAGTTTAAAAGAGCAAATAGAGGCAGTAATAGCACTTCCTATTGTTAAAGTTGCTTTAAAAAATAAAAATGTAAAAAGTACTATTAAAAAAAGTACATCAGAGTCTGCGGGTAAAAAGAAAGCCCCTAGTAATACGTTGAATTCAGGAACTGCAGTTATTGCAGCAAAAAGAAAAGCTGCAAAAAAATCTTTTAGCAGAAAACCTGCTAAAGATACTCAAAGATCTATGTTTTCGATAATAGCAATGATTAATAGAAAATTGCCAACAACTGTAGAAAAAAACATGAAATATCCCACTCTAGAAAATAGAAGTGGAAGATTTGCAAATAGTGTTAGAGTATTAGATGTAATAGAAACACGAAAAGGCTTTCCTAGCTTTGGTTATACTTATGATAAAGAACCTTATCAAGTATTTGAAATGGGACGAGGAGCTCCCCCGTGGGCAACCCCTGACAGAGATCCAAGAAGTCTTATTGATAAATCTATCAGGGAAGTTGCAGCAGAAATGGCGTTAGGAAGATTTTATACTAGGAGACTATAGTGGCGGTAGATATAAGTAGACAATACACTAGCCGACGGTCTGCTATTACCAAAGCTTTAGCAGATAAAATTGCAGAAATAGACGGTAGAGGTGTATACCATACTGCAGTTGCTGAAACCAGCTCTCGTCTTAAATTCTGGGATGAAGTTGAAGAATTTCCTGCTGTTCATTTAAATGCAGGGTCCGAAACTCGGGAATACCAAGGCGGAGGCTATAAAGATAGATTTCTAAATATTACAATTCGATGTTATGTAAATCAAGAAGATGCAGTAGATGCTCTTGATGAGCTACTCGAAGATGTGGAAACAGTTTTAGAAAAAAATAGTAGATTTGCTTACTATGATAGAATGGGCTTAGAGCAAACTACTCAACAAATCACTATTATTAGTATTGATACTGATGAGGGTGTGTTAGAGCCTTTAGGAGTTGGAGAAATTCTTATTGAGGTTCGATACTAGAAACGGCTGGCACGAACAAACGTTCACGTCCAAGCCTTTTCAAAGTTCATAGGAGATAAACTATGGCTCAACAATTATACTTTAGTAGAGACTCAAAGCTCTATGTAGAGTTTGATAGTAAGTTGTGGGAAATTCCAGTATTAGATGGATTTAGCTTCTCGCAGTCTACTAATACCTCTGATATTACCCTTGCAGAAATGCAGGGCGCAGATGGAATTAGTCGCCGAGGTCGTCGACTTTTTACGGACTCTCTTGCTCCGGCAGAATGGTCTTTTAGTACATATGTACGCCCTTTTTATACTGGCACAGAGCATCATGCAGTAGAAGAAGTTCTTTGGGGAATTATGGCAGGTGCAGATAAGTTTGGATCAGTTTCTTCAGCAGGATCAATTGATGCACTAACTCTTACAACTGATACTGCAACAGATCGTACTCAAGGTACTTATCTTGTGGACGCCGCAGATACAACTTATAGCGGGACTTTGGGCACAGGTGCAACTTTTCAAATTTCTGTAAATGCTTCGGGTACAGCAAATGCAGTCCAAGTAGTCAGTGGTGGTACCGACTATACCGCTGCTGAGACTTTTACAGTTCCTGCTAGTCTTGTAGGTGATGGTACAGGTACCCTAACTGTAACAATTTCTACAGTTGATGCTGCTAGTAGTAATGCTTTTTATCGAAATCTAAATGTAGATGCAAATTCTGATTTTGATGAGCTTGTTTCCATGCCTACAAATGCAAATAATACAATTAATTTTGGACAATCAAACAGAGCTGTACTTGCAACTTGTAATCTTTATTTTGTAATGGAAACAAGTACAACTAAACCAATGGTATATAAGCTCGTAAATGCCCAAATAAATGAAGCTTCAATTGATTTCGATGTAGATGGTATTGCTACAATTAACTGGTCAGGTTTTGCAAAAAATATTATAGATATGCAGTCAGCTGGGGATGTATTTGTACAATCTGGTACAAGTTTTGCAACTTCTAGAACAGCAGGAGATGTAATCCTTGATAGCGCAGACGACCTTAAACTAGGTCTTTATACTGCGGCAACTTCAGGAGTTATGGCAATTGATGCAGGAGTTGACTCAACTGCAGCATTTATTCGAAACCGTTTAACACAATGTATTGTAAATACTACAGATACTACTGCATTCCCTTCTGGAGATTATTATCTAACTCTTACCGGAGGAAATGTAACGGTTTCTAATAACATTACATATCTGGTACCTGAGGAATTAGGTAACGTAAACCTTCCGATTGAAGGTGTAACAGGCGGTCGAACAGTAACAGGCACCTTTAATTGTTATTTGACTCTTGATACTGCGGGTGCAGATAGAGGTTCTTCAGTTGATTTATTTAATGATATGACTACTGCGGGACAAGGTTTGGACAAGGTTGTAAATGATTTCCAAGTTACTTTCCAAATTGGTGGTGCTGCTGCGGATGTTCCTCGTTTGTATATAAATATGCCGAAAGTCCATATTGATGTGCCGGTTCACTCAGTAGAAGATGTTATTTCTGTTGAAACTGGATTTGGTGCTTATACAGATGACTTTAATAAGGCAGATGAGCTTGTAATTACTTATTTCGGTGATACAGCTTCTGCAAATCAGCAATCCTATCCATAATATAATACATAATACTTATTTAAACCCGCTTCGGCGGGTTTTTTCTTTCCAGGTGTTAAAAATAATTCTTGACATTTTTCCTGGCCTTCGATATAATATGTGGTATAAATCAATAACAAATCTTTTTTAAGGAACAATTATGACAGATAAGAAAGAGCCTATCTCTCTCGCGAGTCTTATGACTCCAAGTAAAACAGTATCAATTAACTTTCCTGGGTATGAAGGATTTACAGTTAATTTGTGCCATTTGGCTCGAGAAGAACTTTTAAATCTTCGAAAACGTTGTTTAAGTACGAAGTTTAACAGAAAAACAAGACAGCCTGAAGAAGAAATAGATGATGAAAAGTTTTTAGTAGAATATTGTGCTGCAGTAATTAAAGGGTGGAAGGGTTTAAAATTTCGATACCTAGAAGAGCTTCTTTTGGTTGATGTTTCTAAGCTTGACCCCGATGATGAACTGCCTTTTACAAAAGATAATGCAGAACTTCTTATGAAGAATGCAAATAATTTTGATACTTGGGTAACAGAAACAGTAGGTGATCTCGAAAATTTTACCAGCAACAAGTAGAGGAAATTCTTCGTCTACTTGAAAGATATGTAAAAGAATCATCTTCTAGTATAGATGTTGAACAGTACTTAAAAATTTGCGAACAATTAGGTCAAGAACCTGATCCATCTAAAATGCCGCTCGATTCTTCTGATTTTCCAGAGGAAGTTCAAGTGGCATTTTTTGTATTTAGTCTCCTCTCAGATAAGTGGGATGGGATGTCAGGAACCTATCTAGGAAAAGATTGGTCATCTTGTGAATATATTTTTAAACTACATAAAATAAGTAATAAAAAAGATATATTTTTTATTATGAAACTGTGGGAAGGAGTAGTTATGAAATATAGAGCAGAAGAAGCAGAGAGAAAACGTAAAGCAGAGGAGCGTAAGTCTAAATCTGCAGGAGGTGGAAAAAACTACACCCATAATGTGCGCGGCTAATGGCAAAAAATAAGGTAATGATCGATGTAATTGTAGACGATAAAGGTACTACAAAACGCGTTGCTGTTGATGCTAAAAAATTAGGTGCGGCACTAGATGATACCGCCCGATCTGCAATAAATACCGAAAAAAATGCAAAGGGATTGGCCGGTACTGCTTCTGCTGGTGCTAAAAACTTTTCTAAGATGGCGCAAGGGATTACGGGAGGCATTGTTCCCGCATATGCTGCTTTTGCTGCACAAATTTTTGCCTTAACTGCTGCCTTTAACTTTCTGAAAAGAGCGGCAGATTTAGAGAATTTAAGACAATCACAAATTTCTTATGCTCAAACGACAGGTCAAGCAGTAAATACAATTACAGAAAGACTAAAGCAAGCCTCCCAAGGCATGCTAGGTTTTAGAGAAGCTGCTCAATCGGCTGCGATCGGAGCTGCAAAAGGGTTTTCTTCTTCTCAACTAGAAAGATTAGCAGAGGGGTCTGTAAAGTTATCCGCTCGTCTAGGTAGAAGCTATGAGGATACTTATGATCGTTTAGTACGAGGTATTTCAAAAGCAGAACCTGAACTTCTCGATGAATTAGGAATTACGCTAAGATTAGAAACAGCTACAAGAAGATACGCTCAATCTTTAGGAGTTAATCAAAAAGCTTTAACAGAAGCTCAACGAAGTCAAGCTGTTTATAATGAAGCACTTAGGCAGCTTAATCAACAAACAGTAGGGGCCCCAGCTTTAGCAAATCAATTTGAAGTACTTTTAAAAACTTTTGAAGAAATTGCACAAAATATTACTTCAAAACTCTTACCTTTATTTACATCTTTAGCAGATTTTATAAATAAAAATGCAGATGCGGCTGCTGTTGCATTTGCTGCTCTTGGTACTCTTATACTTGTAAATATTGCAGGCTTAAAAGATGGAATTAAAGCTTCGTTAGTAAGTTTAGCAGGATTTGCTGGATCTAGTATTGGGCTCGTGGGTAAAACGGCTGCTTTAACAGGTAAAGTTGTAGGAACTGGACTAGAGCCTATAATTAAAGAAATAAAAGAAGCAGAGGATAAGTTGCTTGTAGCCGCAAAAGATTCTGCAGCTAAAGCACGGAATGCTGCAAAAACTCTTGTAAGCACTGGGGCAAAAAGTACAACTTTACAAAAAATTGCAGAAGGAATCGAAGTAACCCCTCAAGCCTTAGGTAAGTTAAGAAAAGATTTAGCAAGAGTTAAAAAAGAAATACAAGAAACAGGAGAAACAGCGTCTTCTGCATTTGCCGGAGCTACGGTGGACTCTATAGAAGCGGTAGAAAAAGAGTTAAAAACTCTTGGACGAACAAGTCTTACTACAGGGCAGAAAATTAAAAAGGCAATGGCAATCACTGCCGCTGGAGGAGTAAAGCTTCTTAGAGGAAGTGTAACACTTGCTTCCTATGCTTTTAAAGGGTTAGGAACTGCAGCTAAAGTGTCTGGCGGCGTAATTAATAAAGCCATGTCCTTGGCAATGAAAGGAACTTTTATTCTTGCAGGAATACAAGCGGTATATGAATTATTTCAAAAATTGGCAGAAACACCTTTAACTTTTGTAGAGAATGTAGAAGCCATTGCAGCTAAAGTTATAAAAATATTCGAAGGAATAATTAATTTTGTAATTGGAGGAATAAATAGAATTGGAGAAGCTTTACCAGATAGATTTAAATTTGAAGTAGATACGGTAGACTTATCTGATCTTGCTGCAAATGTTAAAAATGCTACAGACACCGTTCTCTCTTTCGCAGGTACTAGTAGAAAAGCTCTTGCAGAAAGAGAAGCCCAAAATAAAAAAGAGGCAGAAATTAAGAAAAAAATTGATGAACAAAATGAAGCTTTAAGAAGACAACAAGCTATTGTACAAGCATTAAATAAGGATTTAGGAATAGCGAAGTTAGAAACGATAGAGCAGAGAAGTCAATTTATAAATACCCAGAGTATAGAAAAGCAAATCGAAGCCTATTTAAATGCACGAAATCAACTTCAAGAAGCTCAAAAAAGGGCTCCTAACTTAACGGGCCGTGAAAAAGTTGAAAATTTATACGAGCAAATGAATGCAGAAGCAACTATTAAGATGGCTCAAGAAAATATTCTTGGAGTTCTGGAGCTAGCCCCTAAGCTAAAAGAAACTATTTTGGAAAGCTTAGGTATTGCAACTTACGAAGAAGCTCTTAATAATCCAGAAATCTTGAAAAAACTAGGAGAAATATTTGCAAAACAAGGCGAAGAAAGTGCAAGTTCATTTATTCGAGAGCTTTCAAGTATCAAAGATGGAGCAAACCAACTATTGCAAGATTTAGGAGGGGGAGATATAGTAGCTGCAAGAGATACACTACAAGCACGTCTTAATTCTATTAAAAATATGGCAGGAACCCTAGGGGAAGATGAATTAACAAGCACCGCCGCAGGAATCAAAGAATTAAAACAGCAGCTAGCAGATGGCGGTTATACAGAAGAAGCGGACAAACTTTTAGAAACTTTAAATAAACTGATAGATGCAAGAAATCGATTGGATGTAAAACAGGCAAATTTAAAGGTACAAAAAGTACAAACAGAACAGCTTCCGGGGGCCTTAAGAACTCAGGGAACTTTAGAAAACAATGCAACAGAAGCAGCTTTAAAATTAGAAGAAGCTCGACTAGCTTTATTAGAATATTCGGCAGTTTCAGCAAATGAAAGACAAATCAGCGAAGAAGTTTTTCAAGATAATGTTAGAAAGCGAGCATTTGCAATTCAAGAAGCTATAGAAGCAAAACGAATCGCAGATAGAAATCTAAGCGAAATTGGACAATTAGGAAATGCAGTAAGTGACTCTTTAGCCTCAAGTATGCAAAGTGCTTTTGACGGACTTATTCAAGGAACTATGTCTGCAAAAGAAGCTTTTGCAAGTATGGCAAAAAGTATGTTGCAAGCAATTGCAAAGGTTATTGCAGAACTTCTTGTTGCAAAACTATTAACCGCAGCTCTTGGGGGTACTTCTTTCGGAACTTTTTTAGGAATTCCTGCAAGAACCGGCGGTATATTTGAGCAAGATCCTTCAATGCGTTACGGCGGGGTTGCAGAAAAAGTACAAGCATATGCGGGAGGAGGAATTGCAAAAGGACGACAAGCAGGATATCCTGCAATTCTTCACGGTACAGAAGCAGTTGTACCTCTTCCTAATGGAAAAGAAATTCCAGTACAAATGACTAAAGGATCCGGGAGCACTAACAACGTTGTAGTAAATGTAACTGTCGACTCAAATGGAAATGCGCAGCAAAATACTTCTGCCAACCAACAACAAGGTGCAGGATTGGGTAAAGCTATAGCTATGGCTGTACAAAAAGAACTTCAAAATCAGAAACGGTCTGGGGGTATTCTTAGTCCGTATGGAGCAGCATAATGGCTAAATATTATCAATTTACAATAGATTATACCGAGTTAAATACTCTTTTAGGTGCTAAAACTCCTGTTCGTACTAGTAGTGATAATTATGTAATTACTGCAGATCGTGGGTTTTCTCGACAAGTTGCTTTTAATGTTTTAACAGCTAGTTTCGGTGACGGGTATGAGCAAAGAGCAGAAAATGGAATAAATAGTAAGCAAGAACAAATTTCATTAACTTTTAATAATAGATACTATACAGAAGGTAATTTAATTGCTGCATTTTTTGATTTGAAAAAAGCATCAAATTTTTTACTAAAAGTTACAAATACAAAAGATGTAGAAAGTTCTTCACCCACTGATGTAGCAGAAGATATTCGTGTAGTCTGTGACGGCTATAATGTGGTATATCCTACAGAAGACTTAATTTCAATTCAGACAACTTTACGAAGAGTGTATGAGCCTGCCGCATGACAGATTTAATAGATACAGTACAAAAAACAGCTTTAGACGATGCTTTTATCGAGCTTTTTGACATAAATCTTAAGTATAAGAATAATCAAGGAGCTACTGTAACAGAGTTAATTCATTTAGTTGATGGGTTAAACACGGAAGACCAGTACAATGTATGGATGCCTTATGAGCAAAGCGATGGAACAAGAATTTGGGCAGAATACTTAGCCTGCCCTATTTCTATAGAAGGTATTTCTATAGATAGTACAGGAGCCGCATCCAGACCAACTTTAAATATTGCAAATATAGCTTCTTTAGCTCGTAATATATCAGGGTACCCCTATCCTGGTACTAGAACTAATAGCGATGGTGCAGATAATGAAACAAACTTTGATGACATTTTAAAAGATTTACAAATTATAAAAAATGAAGATGTTTTAGGTTCTACAGTTACTTATAGAAAAACTCTTTTAAAAAATACCTTTGTAAAAGAAACAGACACCACTGCTACTCCTAGTGTCGATAGATGGTATGCTCAGAATCACCCTACAAAAAGTGGTACTTCAGGAACTCATTATCTATACAATACTGCACCTAGTCCTGTAGAATTTCCAGCGCAAAAGTTTGTCTTAGACAGAGTAGCTACGGAAACGAATATATTAGTATCTTTCGAGCTCGCAAATCCTTTAGATGTTCAGGGTTTGCAAGTTCCAAATCGATATGTAATTGGAAAGTATTGCCCTTGGGCCTATAAAGGAGCTGTAGCGGGGTCAGTAAAATCTGGATGTCCTTGGAAAAATAATGGAATGAGAACTATATCAGTAACTACTGATTCAAGTGGTGCGACAGATGGAACTTATGGTATAAATCACAATACTGCAAATATTACATACTCAGGTACAGACACAGACACTCTTCCAGCCGACTGGGCTTTAACAGTTACAGTAGCAAGCGGGTCTTCCACAGTTGTTATAAATAATCCAGGACATAGTTTTGAAAGCAATGAAACTATAACTATACCCACTTCAATTATTGGTGGCACTACCAATTTAGTAATACGAGTAGATACTCGAATGAATTTTGATATTGACGATAACTATGTTTCAGACCCTGCGAATGATGTTTGCGGAAAAACAGTAAATTCTTGTAAAACTCGATTCCACCCTAAATATACTGGGTCTGTTCAT